CGCGTGGGCTGAAGCAATGGTTTCTCGTTATGAGAACGCAGAAAAAGTTGAGAAGCACGGCGACCATGACCAAAGTTCTCATGGCGCTTGGGCTACGGGTCAAGGCTCACAAGAGGTTCGTGAACGCAGAGCAAAATCAGGAAAAGTTCCGGGCATGACAAGAGACGCCTCGGGTAATGTTTCCAATCCCGATGCCACAGGTGGACATAAAGCAAAAATTCCACGAGAAGTTTCTATTGGAAAAGATGCAAAAGGCAATGACATTATGATTGATGAGAGTCATTCAATGTGGCATCACATGGTTCCTGACGGTAAAGGCGGTTTTGAATTCTCTGAAGAACGCCAAGCGTTGCACGAACAAATTATTGATGAACTTGTATCAGGTGTTCCAAAATCAGAGAATCCAACTTTATACATGCTTGGAGGTGGACCCGCTTCAGGTAAAAGCACATTTCTTAATAGTGGCGCAACAGATGTCCCTTCAGGTTCATCAGCGGTACAGATAAATGCTGATACTATAAAAGAGAGACTTCCCGAATATGAGCGAATGGTTAAGGGACCTGACTCTGACTTTTTTAACGCCGCGCAATTCTCGCACGAAGAATCATCTATGCTTGCAAAAGAAGTCCAACGCCGAGCGATTGCTCTTGGTAAAGACATAGTTCTCGATGGAACAGGAGATTCAGCGATTGGAAAATTGGCAAGTAAAGTAGAACAGGCTCGCCAACAGGGTTATACAGTCAAGGCAACTTATGTCACGATTCCGACCGAGACGGCGGTAGAGAGAGCGAATAAACGCGCTCTTGGCTCTTCAGCCCGCTATGTTCCCTCGGAAATAGTAAGGGAGACACATAGAGCGGTTTCAGATACTTTTGATTTAGCATTAAAAGGCAATTTGTTTGATTCAGTAACCTTATGGGATAACACAACTAAAGGAGCGCCAAAACTTCTTGCTACTGGTAATACTAAAGGTTACGAAATCAAAGACCAAGCGGGGTATAAATCCTTCTTAGATAAGAGAGATGAAAAGAAATGATTGATGTAGAAACTATCAACGAGATGACTCGTATGGCGATTAAAGGTCTATCTTTCGAAGAAACAGGTCTTGATTCGAACAAAAAAGATTTCTATGACAGGCTCATGGTCGATATTGAAAAACATCCTGAGAAAGCGATGATTAGTCCCGTCAATGAATGGGCTGATGACAAATACGATGATTTCTTGGCGAAGTATGAAAAGACTAGAAAAAGTCGAGTCTTAAAAAAATTGGGCATTTATGAAATTTCCAAGGCGGAAGGCGAGCGCCGTTACACGCTAGGGGCTATGTACATTCCCAACATTGAAGATGCTCATGGTGAATGGACGGATGCAGATGAATTACAAAAGGCGGTTTGGGAATATGTTCGCAAAGATGACCGCCGTATCAGACTTCAACATAATCGAGATGTGATTGCAGGAGAATGGCTTGAAATCATGTCGTTTCCTTATTCGCTGACTGTTCCCATTAAATCTCCCGAGGGAGTTGAGAAGGAACATACTTATCCCGCACACACGGTTTTCTTGGGAGTAGTGTGGGAGCCTTGGGCATGGCAGATGGTCAAAGACGGAAAGATTCGCGGTTATTCCATCGGTGGCAAAGCCGAAAGATTATTTGTTGATATGGATGTAGAAAAAGGAGACCCAACCGTTAGCGATGTCCATGTTGATACAATTATGAATCCGAAAAAAAAGCCAAAGGGTAAAGATGAATAGTAGAGATAAGAAACTTCTCAATGAACTACGCAAAGGTCCCTTATCTCATCTTAATTTGAGAGAGTTCCGCATGATTGAGGATGCGGTCGAAGAAAATGGTATTGACGGTCTAAGCGGATACGCCGCTTCAATGATTGCCGATGCTAAACGCCGAATGGCTTTTGATATAAAAAAGTTTTTAGCAGAAAAAGCAAAAGATGTTAGCGTGGGCGATGTTGTTCTTTATGCAGTAAAAAAACCACCACAGGCGACAACTTACGCCACGGGTAAAGTCGTAAGCATTGCTCGCGAAGGAAAAGTCACCCTTGCGGGTACTCAGGAAGCAATCGAGGCAACGGACGATAAACCCGTAGCCACAATTCAGGTTTATGCAGAAACAGAAAATGGTTTAGAGGAAACAGATAGAAAAGTAGTCAAGCCGATTAGCGAACTTCGGCAGACCGATAAAAAAATTGAAAAATCCGTTGCCAGCACTTTGCGCGATAAAGTAAAAGAACATAATGAAAAAGTAGGCGACGATAAATCAAAGAGGACTTCGCTTTCCACTCTGCAAGAAGTTTACGACCGTGGAGTTGGCGCTTATCAAACAAATCCATCTTCCGTGCGCCCGAATGTAACAGGTAGAGAACAATGGGCTATGGGAAGGGTCAATGGATTTCTTCATGCTCTTTCTTCGGGCAGATTCAAACGCTCTCCTTATGACCAAGATTTATTACCCAAAGGTCATCGTTACGCATCCGACAATAAAAAAAAATTAGATAAACACGGCGACCATGACCAGTCCAGTCATGGAAGTTGGGATGACTCGGAAGGCGAATTCGAAGATAACGAAACACGCGATACTCGTCGCGCTGAAGATGATATGGATATTGTGCGTCCACCGAAAATCAAAACTCCAAACAAAGGTTGATATGCCAAGCATTATCGATGACACTATTCAAGTGTTGGAATTTATGAACCTCAAAGCATTTCCAGTTGAATCCCCAGTTGGTTATGCGTCAATCGCAGTCAATCTTCCTCATGATGCTCAGGCTTATTTCGTTTGGGCGAAAATTGATAAGGATGATTATGCCTTTAGATTGGCTCGCTTTTGGGCTAGTGACAATCCTTTTTCAATGATGGTTATGCCTGATTTAATTCAAGCCTTGGCTCAGACAAGGACAATGGCTAGGCAATAAAAAGGTAAGAATTACACTTATGGTATTCTTCATCTGTCAAGACCCGAGGTTAGTTTTTTAGCCCGATGCTGAAAAGCGACCTCTATTTTGTAAGGAGCGAAAGTTGGCTAAACCCCGTACTCGTAAAATGGTAAATCTTGCTATTGACGAGACCAGCGGTGTAGACCATCCCGCTCATTTACATGAGGGTTGGTTAGTTATTAAATCTGCCAATCAATCTGATGTTCAGAGGGTTCTCGACAAATCGCTAACCGAGGAGGACTCCAAAATGGAGGATACAAAACCCTTGGCAACTGAAGAAGAGAAGCCAGTCGAAAAGACTGTCGAGGAAGAACTCGCGGCGGCTAAAGCCCGTATCGCAGAACTCGAAGCCAAACTCGCCGAGAAGGAAAAAGAAAAGCCTGAATTGGAAGTTGAGATGGCGATGGGTGAGAAACCTTCTGACGAAGAAAAGAAGATGGACGAATATATGAAGTCCGCTCCTACATCAGTTGTCAAAATGATTACAGACCTCAAGACACAGGCTGAAGCCGCTACCGCAGAATTGCGTAAAGAGCGTGAAGCCCGTGCCGATGCGGTCGCCATCGAAAAGGCAAAAGGTTGGGCTAATCTCAATCTCAATGCCGATAAAGTAGGACCAGCGCTTCGTCGCTTGGCAGAAACAGATTCAGACCTAGCAAAGAGCATTGAAGAGGTTCTCTCTTCCGTAAACGCTCAGGCTGAATCAGCATCAATTTTTGCGGAGATAGGCAAATCCGCAGACTTCCCAACGGGCAATGCTTATGACCGTATGACGGCACTTGCAAAGTCGGCAGTCGAAGAGGGAGTAGCAAAGTCATTCGCGCAAGCATTGGCTGATGTTGCAACAAAAAACCCTGACCTTTACAGCCAGTACCTATCCGAGAAAGGTGCCTAAAACATGGCATACGAAATCTCTAATTACTCGGTAAAGGTCACCCTCGTTGCGGCGGCTGACCTTTCCGCGTTGCAGTACACATTCGTCAAATTGAACGCATCAGGACAAGCGGCGGCATGTTCCGCGGCAACTGATATTCCAATTGGCGTATTACAAAATGCTCCGACTTCAGGACAAGAGGCAGAAGTTCTTGTCGTGGGCGGAACAAAGATTGTCGCTGGTGCGGCAATTGGCGAAGGCGCACTTGTAGGAACATCTTCAGCGGGCAAGGCAGTTGCTCTTGTTGCTGGAACAGATACTACAAAGTATGTCGTTGGAACTCTTCTGACCGAATCTGCGGCAGATGGAAACATCGTTACCGCCGTCATTAACTGCGCCAATCCGGGCAGAGCGGCATAAGGGGGAAAAATAAATGCCACAGCCAAACATAAATTCCGTCCATGTGGACGCGATTCTTACAAACATCTCGGTTGCTTACTTACAGAACCAAGATAACTTTATCGCTGACAAGGTATTCCCTGTAATTCCTGTCGATAAGAAGAGCGATAAATACTTCACCTACACAAAGAACGATTGGTTCCGCGATGAGGCTCAACGCCGTGCGCCGGGTACTGAATCGGCTGGTGGCGGTTACAACATCTCGACTTCAACATATTCAGCAGATGTTTACGCTTTCCACAAAGATGTAGATGACCAAACTGTTGCTAACGCAGATGCTCCGTTGAATCCACTTCGCGAAGCAACTGAATTCGTAACTCGCCGTATGTTGCTCCGTAAGGAACTTCAGTTCGTAACTGACTTTTTCACCACAGGTGTTTGGGCAGACGATGTAACTGGTGTTGCTGGAGCGCCGGGAGCGAACCAAACAAAGCAATGGTCTGATTACACTTCCTCTGACCCAATCTCTGATATTGAATCAGGGAAAGCAGAAATCCTTTCGGGTACAGGAATGGAAGCAAACACACTCGTTCTTGGATACGAAGTATTCAAGGCGCTAAAGAATCACCCTGACTTGGTAGACCGTATCAAGTACACCTCTTCACAAACAATCACAACCGATATGCTCGGTGCGATGTTTGATATTCCTCGCGTCATGGTTGCTAAGGCAGTCAAGGCTACGAATAATGAAGGTGCAACCGAGGCTTACGGTTTTGCTTTCGGTAAGGGCGCTCTTCTTGCACATGTCGCACCACAGCCCGGTCTATTGACCCCTTCGGCTGGTTACACCTTCGCATGGACTGGTGTTTCAGGTGGACTTGGCGCAACAATTGGAACTTCACAATTCCGTATGGAATCCATAAAGTCTGACCGTGTTGAGGCAGAAATGGCTTGGGATAACAAAGTCATCGCATCCGACCTCGGTTACTTTTGGACAACAATCGTCGCTTAATTAGTTGAAAGGAGGGGGAACGGACCTTTGAAAGTCCTTCCCCCTTCATTCATTTAGGAGAAAATAAATGGCATTAGTAAATAGAATTTCTAAAGGCGAAGTTGCGGTAGGCGCTCTAGTTGTTGGCGATAACGATACTGTTTACGGTATCGAGTTCGGAACAGTAGCAATTGACCCTGCCTCACTTAACGCAAACACCCGCGGTGCGACTACCTTTACTTTGACTGGTGCGGCAACAACTGACATCATCATTGTGAATCCACCATCGGATTTGAACGATGATTTGATTTTCTGTGGAGCGGCTGTAACGGCGGCAGACACAGTAACAATCTATCTTTACAATCCAACAGCGGGTTCAATCAACCAAGCCGAAGCAACCTTCTCGTATTGCTGGATTGACACGACTGCATAATATGAAAGCACAAATTCTCAAAACGATGATAGTTGAAGGTCGCAAACTTGTGGCTGGAGACATTGTGGAGGTCAAAGGTTGGCGCCACGCAAAAGCGTTGGCGAATAATCGTTACATCAAATTGATTGACGATATGCCATCCCAATCGTTGAGTGAGGTAGCCGAAGAAGATAAAGCAAAGGCTACAAAAAAAATAAAAAAAGAGGCTGAATAGTCAAAGGGACGATTCGGTAAAATGAATCGTCCCTGATTCAATAAGGAGTTCCTATGGCAGTTTCACATCAAAGAATTTCAGTCGGTACCACCGCGACCAAACTTACTGTTGATTATGATGGCAAAGATGGACAAACTATCAATGTCCAAAATCCAGCGGGCGGAGCAGATGTTTATATCGGTGGCGAAGGTGTGACCACCTCAAGTTATGGCTATCTTCTCAAGGCTGATACAAGTTTCTCTATTGAATTACAAGATGATGAAAAACTATATGGAGTCGTTGCTTCTAGTACACAGACAGTAAACATTATTCGTCAAGGAACCTGATAATGGCTTTGCCCGGTTCTTTATCAACTTGTACGGTTCAGGGTACCTATGTAAATCTGCAAGGTAATCCGATTCGTGGTTCTATAAATTTCACACCACAAACCATTCTAAAAGAGACCACGGCGAATGTAATTATTATTCCAGTTGTAATTCAAAAAACCTTTGATGCTACTGGTTCCTTCAGCGTAGTTCTACCCGTTACAAGCGATACTGATGTTACTCCTCAACCTTTTATTTATACGATTGAGGAAAACTTTACAGGCGGACGAACTATTCAGATTGCTCTTCCATTATCGGTGGCAGGTACTACACAGAATCTTGCGGATTTACTTCCTGCCCTATCTTCAGCAGAGGCGGCTTCCTATGTCACCCTTGACCAATATCAGGCTCTCTTGACTCGATATAACGATGCTGAATCAATTAGAGTCTTGGTTGTAGATGCTGATGAATATGTTGAAGATGCCGAGGATTATGCAAGCGACGCGGCGCTCGCCGCAAGTCAAATTGGTAATTTTAATTCTAATCAAATGATGTTGATGGGAGTCTAAATGGCTGAACCCTATGTACCCATTGCCGAGCATACAACTTATGCGGCGCTTATGACGGAACTTGAAGTAGCCACCGAAGCCGCGGAATCAAATACAGATGATTTAGATACCGCAGTTGATAATGCTCTTACACATAAAAACACCGCTGAAGGTTTAGTTGATTCTAAGTTCTCTCTTTTATTTTTGGTAGGTTGCTAAATGGCTCTTGGCGCTTCAATAAACACCGTCACGATTACTGGCAACTATGTCGATTATGAAGGTAACGCAATACAAGGACAAATTAGATTTACTCTTGGCGATGTTTTAAGGGCAGGTTCAGATGACCAAATGGTTGCGCCATCCTCAGTCGTAATTGCTCTTTCTTCGGGCGCCTTTAGCGTGACATTACCTGCGACCAATGACCCCGATGTAGTGCCTAATCCATTTACTTATTCCGTAGAAGAATCTTTTCCGGGTGGAAGAAATTACACAATCTCAATTCCTTATGACACCGCAGGTTCTTTAGATTTAGCCGATATAAGCCCAACGCCAACCCTTTCAACAAACTATGTCCAGTTGGTCGATGAAACCACATGGAGCGCTCTTGAGGCTACCATCGACACTCTTGATACAAATATAAATCAAACCACAGATAAAATTCTTGCTTCAGGAAAGTATTGGTACATACCAAGTACCTATGCAACATACACGGCACTCGATACCGCTTTCGCAACTTATACGGCTCTCACAGCCGCAACTTATAGTTTAGATGGCGCAGATATAGCAGATTTCGTAACACAAGCCGAAACCGCCGAAGCCAACGCCGAGGCAAGTAAAAACACAGCCCAATCAAGTGATGCTGATACAATCAGCCCATTACTTCTAATCGGAGGATAACCGCATGGCAACAGCCTATAAAGTGTTGGGTCAATCAAACCCATCCGCCACAACGCTTACAACCCTCTATACCTGCCCCGCCTCGACAGAAACGGTTATCTCTTCTATTGTCGTAAGCAATCAGGCTGGTACAAGCGGGACTTATCGAATTGCAGTTCGCCCGAATGGTGCGAGCATTGCAACCGAACACTACTTGGTATATGACGCTTCAATCGCGGCTAATACCACCATCGCTTACACCCTAGGTGTAACAATCGACGCTTCAGATGTAGTTTCAGTCTACGCATCAAGCGCCTCAATGTCATTCAACGCTTTCGGAAGTGAGATTTCCTAATGGCAATTACAACGAATGGTGGTGCTGGCGTAACCGCTGATGCGGTAGCCACACTCAGTAACAAAACACTCGAAGCACCGGTAATCAACAACGCTACCTTCACCGGACAGCAATCAGGATTACAAGTTGCGTTCAACGATGCTATCGTTTTTGAAGGCACAACTGCTGACGCTAATGAACTTACTCTTAGCGCAGGAGAGCCTACCGCTGACCGTACCGTAACTTTGCCTAACGCAACTACAACTCTTGTTGGTCGCGATACAACAGATACGCTAACAAATAAAACTCTTACTAGCCCCACTTTGACGACTCCTGACCTTGGAACACCATCGGCTCTAACTTTGACAAACGCAACTGGATTACCAGTTAGCGGAATCACCGCTTCAACATCTACCGCTCTAGGGGTAGGTAGTATTGAGTTAGGTCACGCAACAGATACAACTATTGCTCGCGCCTCTGCTGGTGTTGTAACTATTGAGGGCGTTAATGTTGTTACTACTTCTTCAACAGATACTCTTACCAACAAAACTTTAACAAGCCCAGTAATTTCATCTATCTCAAATACTGGAACTTTAACTCTTCCCACCACAACAGGAACGATTGCTCTTACTTCAGATATAACAGTCACCGCTTCTTCTACTACAACACTTACAAATAAAACTGTTGCGCTTGGCTCTAACACAGTTTCAGGAACTTTGGCAGAGTTTAATTCGGCAGTTACGGATGCTGATTTGGTTTCTCTTGCTGGTTCAGAAACGCTTACAAACAAGACCCTTACAAATGTAATTTACACTCAAGCATTTGTTACGCCCTCATTTAGTTCCAACGCCTACACTTTAGTTTTAAGCGACCAAGGCGACATTCTGTTAGCAAGCAACGGAGCAACGGCAGGAACTATAAATATCCCAACAAATGCGTCCGTGGCTTTTCCAACTGGAACACAAATAACTATTGCTCAAACTGGCGCAGGACAAATCACGATACAGGCAACATCTTCGGGAACTACTACGGTAAACAGCACAGGCGCAACAGCAACCGCTCCAAAACTACGCGCTCAGTATTCTTCTGCTACTTGTGTAAAAACAGCAACAGATACTTGGCTTGTTATCGGAGATATTTCCTAATGCCTATTCTTGGAACTATTGCTTCTTCCACACGACAAGGACAAGTCACAGGGTCTTACGAATCTATTGCGACAATAGACGCTGGCGGTCAAAATCAAGTTTCTTTTACAAGTATTCCGCAAACTTTCCAACATTTACAAATTCGCATTAGGGGTAGAAGTAATCTCAATTTTTCAAGTTATCCTGAAACCGCGTTTATTATGAGAATCAACGGCGGAAGTATTCGTGGTGCGATTTATACTTGGGGATTTCTTGGCGCAAAAAAATTTACTGTTTCCCCTTATTCAACTACGGGGCAACAGGAACTTCAGTTCTATCCGTTACCTTCTGCCAATATAGAATCTAATGTTTTCGGTGTTGGAATTGTAGATATTTTTGATTACGCAAACACTAACAAAAATAAAACCTATAAAGTTTTAATGGGAACAAATGACGGAACTCCGCGCTTAAATAGAAATATAAATATGTACGGTGCGCTACAACAAGAAAACTCAGCGATAAGTTCTATTTATATTACAACAGACTATAATTTTAGTTTTGCGACAGGTACACATTTTGCTTTATACGGAATTAAGAGCGCGAGTTAGGAAAGCACAATGCCAGCAGGAAGAACTTATGAGTCAATAGCGACTACCACGCTTGGTAGTGCGAGTGCTATCACTTTCAATTCATTTCCTAGTACCTATACGGATTTGATTATTGTAATAACTGGTCGCAATTCATCAGCAGGAACAGGTAATACTTATGTACGATTCAACGGCGATAGCACATTAAATAATTATTTTGCGCAACGCATATTAAGTGACGGTACAGGTATTAGCGGAGAACCACAAGATAGCAATTACATTATGATAGGTGATTTGAATAGTTCTATGAACTCTATCTATCTTCATATTTTTGGATATGCCAATACAGTTGGATATAAAGGCGTATTGAGCCACTCAGGAAACGCAACTAACTATATGGGTGGATATAGCGGAACTTGGTTTTCAACCGCCGCAATAACTTCTATTACTATAACTGGCCCTAGCACTTTCCAAACAGATACCGTGGCTACGCTTTACGGAATCACGGCGGCATAGGGGAAAACGATGCCTATTACTTATACAGCGATTCAAACAACAACCGTAGGTGCTGGCGGTTCAGGAAATATTCAATTTAATAGTATCCCACAGACATACACGGATTTAGTGCTGAGGTTATCTTGCCGCGCTTCAACCGCCGCAAACTGGATTTTGATAGGTATTAACGGCGGTTCTGATACCGCAACTACTTTACGACACGCATTAAACTTTAGCGGAACTTTATATGGGCAAACATATTCATCATTTAGAACGCCTTGTGCTTTGAGTACACACTCAAATGTATTTTCAGGTAATGAAGTCTATATTCCAAATTATACTGATACTTCATATAATCGTTGTATGTTAGGTTATGGCGTTCAACCTATTGTGTCTACTGACTATGAAGTTCAACTGGCTACCTACCAATGGAATACACTCGGCGCAATAACATCATTAACACTTACAGTAGACGGCGGTGGAAACTTCACGCAATATTCAACGGCAAGTCTTTACGGAATAAAGAAAAACTAACAAGAAAGGAACATCATGGCAGACACACCTACTAAACTCGTGGTGAATTGCGAAACAGGGGAACAAACCATAGTTCCTTTCACCGCAGAAGAAATCGCGGAAATGGAAGCAAACAATAAAGCGTTTGCGGAAGCACAGGCAAAGCGCGAAGCCGAAGCAAAAGCAAAAGCAGAAGCAAAAGCATCGGCTCTTGCTAAACTTCAGGAACTTGGTTTAACTGAAGAAGAAGCCGCCGCGGTTATTTCTTAATTTTTAAGAAGGTCGGCAGATGACTACTACCTATCGGTATTTGTTTGCCGACTACGATAAACTTGGGTCAATAATCAAAGGAGTTCATCATGGCAGGTACAACAACCAAGGGTCTTAGATACCCAACTGCGGGTGATAATCCTGCCGTCCATACCGATATTCTAAATCTTGCTACCGATGTTGATACTGAGTTAGATAATTATATTCTTTCCGCTTCCCCATCCTTTAGTTCGACAATTACTCTTGGCACCTCAGCCGATATTATTTTTGAAGGTTCGGTCAATGATGGTTTTGAAACCACCCTTACAGTAGCCAATCCAACAGCCGACAGAATAATCACGCTTCCGGATGCTACGACTACCCTTGTTGGTACAGATACAACTCAAACCCTAAGCAACAAAACTTTAGCATCGCCTACTTTTACTGGACAGGTTACCGGTCTTGAGATTGCATTTAGTCAAGCGATTGTATTTGAAGGTACAACCGCAGATGCTTTTGAATTGACTTTATCAGCCGGAGAGCCAACAGCGGATAGAACCATTACCATTCCAAACGAAACAGATACGCTGGCAACTCAAGGTTATGCTCGCACTTTTAGTTTGATGCTTGGCGGAATGTAATGACCTTTACTTATTCAGGCGACCCAAGTACCTCGACACGAAATTATGTTAGGTTCTTGATTTCTGATACAGATTCAACCGATGCGCTTTTCAGCGATGAAGAGTTGAATTATGTAATCACCGAATGGGGTGGCGATGCTTATAGCGCCGCCCGCGAATGTGCGGAAATCCTGATTGGTCGTTTTGCTCGCGAGGCTGATTCCACCTCAAAGAGCGTGGGTGATATTTCCGTATCAGAATCTTATTCTCAAAAGATTCAACACTATAAAGAGTTGGCAGAAAACCTTTTGCGCCGTCAAATGCGTAAAAATCCGCCAGTTCCTTTTGTCAATGCTGAATCACTCAAATCAACCGATGACCGAGTTGTGGATGATTACAATACTGATTTCTATGTGGGGATAACTGATAATCCAAACAATGTCATTGACCAACGCCGAATTGAGTAAACTCTATGGCAGATGCTATTTACAGCAAAGTCTCCGAGTTCATGACCGATTCGGTAGTTTTCACCCCAAAGGCTTCAGTCGATAAATATAATAAAAGTACCTTTGGCGCCGCCAATACAAATGTCACCGTAAGTGGTCGATTGATTTATGACACCACAAAATCTAAAGATGTACAGGGAACAGAGGTCGTCGATATGGGTCGGTTTATCACTCTAGGACCTTCGACGAGCATCACCGTCAATCATAGGATGGTGGTAGGGGCGGACACTTTTACAATCAATGCGGTCGATAATATAGCGGACGAAAATGGAGCGCATCACACAGTCATTCGATTCGGACGGTAATCGATGGCATCATCAATGAAAGTCACCTTTGATATTGATGGTGATGAACAATTAGTAAACGCTTTGAAAAGCGGAAGCCAACTAGCGCCAAGGGCTATCGCCCAAGCAATATGGGAAGAAGCCAATCTAATTTTTGCAAAGTCGCAGATTCTCGTTCCAGTTGATACGGGAGTATTGCGTGGCTCGGGTGGAGTCTCGGCTCCACAAATGGGCAACGAGGGCTATTTTGTCGATATTTTCTATGGCGGTCCCGCCGCTCCTTATGCCCTCTATGTTCATGAGATTATCGAGAACTATCACAAACCACCGACACAAGCCAAGTATCTTGAACAACCCCTCATGCAAGCCCAATCCACAATCCAACAAAACATTAAGGATAGAATTATCGACATCATTGAGAAAGGAAACAGGGCGTAAATGGCAACCATCCTTGAATCAGTTGGCGATTATCTCCAAAATACAGCGAGCGCTTTCGGCGCCCATGCAAGCCAAGGCACTTTAGGAACCAACCTATTTCTTGGCACACTTCCTGAGACTCCTGATGCCTGTGTTGCGGTATATGAGAACGCGGGCAGTTCACCCTCTTTCACTTTAGGCTCAGGGGGTATCCGCGTGGATTATCCAATGCTTCAGATTATCTGTCGAGCAGGTCGCGAAGATTATCCAACCGCTCGAGACAAGGCAGAAACAATTCGAGTTTTACTCGCGTCGGTGCTTGAAAGTACAATCTCTAGCATACATATTATGCGTATTGAACCGATGGGTTCAGTAAATCAGTTAGGAGTAGACCCAAAGTATCGACCACTAATTTCGGTGAATTTCCGATGTCTAGTGAGGATGTAACCGCGGAGCCAAAGGCTCCCCAAGAGAGAGTGGCAGACCC